GTAAAGAAAAGACTCTTGCAGGGAATTTTAACCTTGTAAAGAGAACTACAGATCCGCAAACTGTATATGTAAAGAATGCACTTCACAGAGACGATATCATCGATATTACGGATTTTGATTATGTTCGATATCTATACGACATTGATAAGATGATGCTTGATGAAGAACTTGCAACAGCAATACTGTTAGGAGACGGTCGCGATATAGGTGCAGACGATAAGATTATGTCGGACAAGATAAGACCTATTTGGACAGACGATGACTTATACACAATCCACGTAGATCTAGATGTTGATAAGGCTAAGAAAGAACTTCAAGGTACCGGAACAGGTGTAAGTTTCGGAGAAAACTACATCTATGCAGAAGCCCTCATTGACACCGTCCTTCATGCGAGAGAAAACTACAAAGGCAGTGGCACACCTGATTTCTTTGTAACTCCATATATGTTAAATGTCATGTTACTTGCTCGCGATATGAATGGTAGAAGAATTTACTCGTCAAAAGCAGAGCTTGCCACAGCACTTAATGTCGGCAATATTTATACAGCAGAACAGTTTGAGGACAAAACAAGAACAACCGAAGATTCAAAGAAGAAGAAAATTCTTGGTATTGTTGTAAATCTTGCAGATTATTCTTTGGGTGCTACAAAGGGTGGAGAAGTCAATCATTTTACACAATTTGACATCGACTTCAATCAGGAAAAATCACTTCTTGAGACAAGATGTTCGGGTGCACTTACAAGAGTTTATTCGGCTATTGCAATTGAAGAAGATGTGACAGCCGATTCTCGCAACATAGTCGGCTGATATTACAGGAGAAATTCAAAATGACAAAATTCTTTGGGAAAATCGGTTATGCTATGACGCAGGAAACTAAGCCCGGTGTATGGATGGATCAAATAATGGAACGTGAATATTACGGGGATTTATTGAGAAATTCTTATAGATTTCAAACATCGGATAAAGTAAACGATGATGTTTCGATAGCTAATGAATTTAGCATTATAGCCGATTCATTTGCTAAAGATAATTTTCATTTAATGAAGTATATTGAGTTTGAGGGTACTAAATGGAAAATCACAAATGTTGAGGTTAGGTACCCTCGACTAAATTTAACGGTGGGAGGTATATATAATGAAAACTAGATATGAATTGCATGAGTTTTTATGCGAGATTTTAGGCAGTAGAAATGTATATTTTCAACCACCGGAATCTGTTAAAATGAAATATCCGGCTATAGTTTACGAACGAACCGAAATAAAAAATCGTTTTGCAAATGATGCCGTTTATAAACAGAATAATGCGTATTTATTAACGGTCATAGATAAGGATCCTGATAGCGAAGTGTCGAAGCAATTAGCTAATATACCATTGTGCAGATTGCAACAACATTTTGTGTCTGATAACCTTAATCATGATATATTTAAAATTTATTATTAAAAGGAGGACTACTTGAATGAGTAAACTAACATGGGATAAGATCGGTGAAAGACTATATGAAACCGGTACAAAAAAGGGAGTGCTGTATCCCGCGTCAAAGGACAAACAAGGAGCTACACAATATCCAAAAGGTGTGCCTTGGAACGGTTTGACAGCTGTAACAGAAAGCCCATCGGGAGCAGAAGCAACACCTATATATGCTGATGATATTAAGTATTTGAATATTATGTCTGCAGAGGATTTTGCGGCAACACTTGAGGCATATATGTATCCTGAGGAATTTGCAGAGTGCGATGGTTCTAAGTCAATAGTTGCGGGTGTAACAATCGGTCAGCAAAAGCGTAAGATGTTTGGATTGTCGTATGTTACCACTTTGGGTAATGACGTAGATGGAAACGATTACGGATACAAGTTACATATCGTGTATGGATGTATGGCTACACCATCAGAGAAAAACTATGCAACAATCAATGATTCACCTGAAGCGATTACTATGAGTTGGGAAATTTCTACTACACCAGTAGATATTCCAGGAGTGGATGAAGATGGTAATCCATTTAAACCAACCGCAATCATGACATTTGACAGCACGAAGACCGATCCAAAGATAATGAAAGCAATTGAAGATATTCTTTACGGTACAGCTGATACCGAAGCAAGACTTCCATTGCCGGAGGAAATTATTGGAATTCTTAAACCAAGTGATACATCAATTGTAGGCTAAAAACATATTTAAAGGGACGGACTATTAACCGTCCCTTATTTTTTTTATTTGAA